GAGGAAGAGACAATCAAACGCAGACAAAAATTCCGACCTTTTGCCCCTGTTATTTTGTCTGAACTGGCTGGCAATTATTTTGATATGCCTTGCGGTTGGCATACTCATGACTACATGCAGTCAGTAGCTAGATGCCGCCAACCTAATCTTTACCCTGCTGTGTGTCATGTCGATGGCACCAGCAGAGTACAAACTGTTGCAGCGGATGGGTCAGGAATAAGACAGTTGTTGGAAGCATGGTACGCTGAAACAGGTTGTGCCATGTTGTTGAATACCAGTTTGAACATACGTGGCGAGCCCATGGTCAATGATCGTGCAGATGCTGATCGATTTGAAATGCTGTATGGGGTAACGGTGTATTCATGATCGAATCTACAAAAACTCGATATTGCAATGAATTTTGGTATCACAGCAATGATCTTATGATTGGTGCCAGCCTTGAACGGTACGGAGAGTATAGTCAATGCGAAATTGATTTTCTACTGAGTTTTTTAACTGATAGTGCTGTGGTATATGATGTGGGAGCCAACATAGGATATCATACCACAGCATTTGCCACACGGGTCAAACGTGTGTATGCATTTGAACCGCATCCAGGTAACTATGCATTGTTGGAAAAAAATACTGAGGATTTTGACAATATTTTTTTAGGACAATATGCAGTGAGCAACTGCAGGACAACTTGTTACATTTCAGATTATGATCCTGATCAGTCTGGCAACTTTGGTGCTGTCAACATTGTTGACCACACCACAGGAATTGCGGTCACTGCTATTGATTTAGATACTGCTGGGCTGGACCCACCGGACTTCATCAAGATTGATGCAGAAGGACATGAATTACAAGTACTGCAAGGTTGCGAGCAAATCATACAACAACATTGCCCTGTAATCTACTATGAAGCACATGAATCACGGCACCTTAGAGACATATACTTGTTGTTGAGTGAAGATAGATATAGGTTTTATTGGGCGCAAGTGAACAATTATAATCCTGCAAATTTTGCCAACAACGCAGACAATGTATTTGGAGGTACAGCATTGATGAGTATATTGGCCTGGCCTAGAACGCTAGGAGAGTTGCCAATGACTCCTGTGCTAGGCCCTGACGATACAGCTGGCAGATTTTATGTTGACGGACATCCTTAGAGATAAGTCTCTAGTCCGCCTCTACGTCGAATGTCTTGTGTACAACAACTGATACCACCATCCCAAAAATAACTGTGCCGCAGTTCTGAGATAATAGGTTCAATACGATGCTTGCGACAGTAGTCAAACACTTCTTTATTGTATGCACTGAATATCACGTGTGACTCATCTAATACCAAACAGTTGACATCAAACACAGTTTCTGCAACAAAACCAGTCCATTTGGTTAGGTAAGTGTCCACAAAGTCTGTGAACTCTGGCGTGGGTGTTTGTCCTTGCACATACCATGCACCTGGGCTTTGCTCGTATTTGAACTTGCCCACTTCCATGGCAGCCCAGATTGAACTATCCCATATCTTACAAACGTCCCAGCCTGGAAAGTCTGCAGCCAAGTTCAAGTTTACATCATGCTTGCTTGACAACAACACACCTGGCTTGAGAATAGCAAACACAGCATCACCGTGCCCATCTGTAATGGCTTCGTGTATGCGATATTCAGACCCTAATACATTGTCCACAATCCAACGAGTTTGATCTGGGCGCAAAAAATCACTGTTGTCAAAAAACACATCACGACCCACACGTACAATACAACTTGCACTGGCGCCATTTAAAATACAATCTGAATCCCATGAACTTTTATGCGGATTAACCACTGCATCGCCATATTGTTTGCAAATGTTATCTAGCTCTGGCATGGCCAACACACGCAACAATTTGTCACCAAGTGTGATTTGCCAATCTCTTGGGGTAAGTGGTGGCAAGGGTGCACCACCACCTTCAGTTTGATGCCAAATAAAACTGTCTTTGTCGGGCAAGTCTGGACGTTTGACCACAGCACCAAAACGTTCAATGGTCTTGACAAGATTGTCAAGATCTTCTTCAGTCTCTGCCAAGATTTGTTGCAGTTGATTGCGGACTTGTGCATTGTCTATAAAATCAAAGTAATCAGGTGTGTACGCACACCCCACAATGACTTCTTCAAGTGGTTGCCAGCTGGTATAGGAGTTAACGATGTTGTTCATTTATTTGCTCGATTAAAGTATTTAAACGTCCAGCCTTTGATGACTGAAATAATTGTTGGTTGTGTTCAATGTCGGCTCTGCACTGTTCAAACAACTGTGGCAGATGTTGCTTGGCATCGTATATGGCCTTTGTGAGAGTGATCCAACGCTGAGTGTGATTGTGTTCACGGTCGTAATCATTGTCTAAGATGCCATCAAAAACTCGATAGCCAAGATCGCGTAATGCTTGCAAACTGCCCGCACCACCGGCTACAAAAAACATCTGTCCATGCTTGATGGGTTTAAAAGTTTTTTCAGTGATAAAACATCCATTGGACTGATCCACATCAAATTGGCTTTCCAACACAATATTGCAATAACTATTGACATGGTATTTGGGAATCAGCACACTGTGATCGTTGCGTTGGTCAAAGTCCAATTCGTCGCTGATGTATGGTGCGCCGTCAAGAAATTTCTTGCGCTCATATCTCAATCGGGATATCATGTCAACTTCAATGGGGCAATCGTCATCTGCGCCTGTGGCAGGTTCACAATAACTCCAGTATGAATTGTCTAACAATCCGCTTTGCCATAGATCAGCTATTGCAGTGGCCCGCCACCATTTGTGGATTCTACTCAAACAAGTAAAATCATGCTCTCTTGGTTGATTGTGTGCAGGCAATGGCGCCTGGTCAAGATTGCGTTGATAATACCATAATTCAAAGTCATGAAAAGTTACAAATCCAGGTTGTTTGGCAGCGGCTGAATTTGCACTGACAAACACATAGCAATCCATGGGCATGCTATGTTGCTGGGCCAATACGTCCAATCGATTTTTGATACGTGCAGGGTTGTCACCTTCGTGATAGTAAAACAACAATCGCAAATCACTCTGACGCACACGTTGTTGCACATGGTCATCCAACAACTCAAAATAATCAATGTCAAAATCAAAAAACCCAATGCCAATGGGGTAAAAGGCATTGGGAGGTAGCACATCATGTATGGAAAAAATATTGATGGGTACTGAATGTTGTTCGCAGTATTCTTGCAGTCTCAAGGGAGTGGTATAAGGCCAGTGCTGTCCAAACTCACGCCAGGCCTGTGTGTAAGGTCTAGCCTGATGGCGTGCCAGTGCAGGATATATTCTACCTTTGACCGTGGCATCTGCCACAAAATTAAGACTTGAATTCATTCAACATATCCTGTAATTCTTGCCATAGTACGGCTTCAAAGCCGCCATGATAAAAATGATTCCAATTGTGTTTGATAATCTCATGCGCAGATTCAAATATATCTTGGCGATGTTCTTCCAGCCCATCTAACATTTTTAGCACTTGTGCAATCTTTTCTATGCGCTTGGCATCATCTGGTTCGTCATCATAACTTTCGTCCCACAAGTCGCCAAATGTTCGAAATCCATAACTGCGCAAATATTTCAAACTGCCTTGTGTGCCTAGTATGATAAATGGCATGCCCATGGCAATGGGTTTGAACGTTTTCTCAGTCAGGTGATGTCGTTGTCCGGTGGCCACAGTTTCAGTAACCAAATATAACAAACTTTCAGCAGATTCATCAAACAAACTAAGCCAGCACGAATGCATGGGATGACCAGTCTCGCCTTTAAAGTTCCGGGGCAATGACTGTTCAGCAAAAACTGTTTCAATGTCAGGATACAGGTTTTTCAGAGGTTGTACAGCATCTAGTATAGTAATGTCCTCAGCAGGACATACCGCAGGACACGAAATATGATTGTCTGTGAGATTTAATTTAAAGATCCAATACAGTATTTCTAATCTGTGCAATCTATGTCCGGCCACAATACGATTTGGTGCCAGAAACGTTTTGTTAATGGTTCTTTCTTGCCAGGGTCGGATCAAAAAAGTTTTATCGTACCTCCTCTTCCTCT